AGGGCAAGTACGGCGAGCCGTGGACGGCTACGCGCCGGTGGACGATCCGCGTCGACTCACCCCTGACGACCGAGGCCGACATCATCGCCGGCGTGACCGCGACGATGGGCATCACGTTCGGCTCGGCCCACCCGGCGTTCGCGGCCTTGAAGGCCATGGAGTTCGACTGCTCGCCCGAGACCGAAGACGGGATACGGTGGGCCCTCACAATCCGGTACTACGTCCCGACGCCCGAGAAGAAGGTCCAGGCCAACGGCCGGCCGGCGGACTTCTGGGAGCGTGCCGGCGGCACGACGAGCGTCCCGGTATTCCGCGACTCCGCGGGGACGATGATCACGAACTCCGCGTTCGAGCCGGTCGAGGGCCTCGAACGGGAACGCGAGGAGTCGGCGTGGACGCTGACGAAGTTCTATACCACCGACGCGGCCCTCGAGGCCGACATCACGGGATACGCCGGCCGCGTGAATAGTGCGACGTGGGCCGGCGGGGCCGCGAAGACCTGGAAGGCCTACTTCAAGGGCGCGAAGAAGACCGAGATCTCCAAGCTCGACGGCGTCACCGACGGCGGGACGCTCTCGTTCATCGAGGCCCGCTGGGAGTTCCGGTATGACCCGGAGACCTGGAAGGCGATGCCGTGGGACGTGGGCTTTATGGAGCTCGTGAGCGGCTCGCAGCGACGAGTGATTCTGGGTAACGACGGGAAGCCTGTGAAGCAACCGGTCGCCCTGAACACCAACGGCACCAGGCGCACCCCCGGCCAGGCCCCAAGCGTCATTCGCGATGGAGCCGGTGCCGACCTCTACCTGACGGCAAACTTCTCGACCGCCTTCGGCTCCCCGGCCCTGCTGTGACCATGACAAGACGCGTTTCATTCAATGAGAACGACGCCCGACGGATCGCAGCCGCGACCCGCGCCTACGAGCGCGGGAACAGGAGCCAGCCGCCGATCCGGTTTCGCCAAGGCGGCGACGACGGAGTGGTTCGTCTCGGGAAAACGGTGCTCCAGTGGAACAAAGGAACGACCGCAAACATCAACGTCTGGGAAGGCGGCACGCCGCCTAACGAGACGCAGAGCGAGGGGATTGTTCTGGCAAACTGCGTCAATAAGTTTGCGAACGTCTCGGCCGAAAAGTGGGTGATTCTTGCACCGGCCGGAAACGGGTCGTGGTATCTAATCGCGGCGGAGTGCTGACGCTTTGTTTCTTCCCTGCTCTCCGTGTTGTCGGCTTTGCCCCGCGGACGACTCCGACGGAGAAGGCACCTACTTCGAGACCGACCTAAAGGACACGTCCCTCGAAACTCCGTCGCGATGGCTAACCGACTCTGTGTCGTTTGGTTCGTCTGGCCTGTCGTTCTCAAACGGCTACGCGACGCGGTGCACGTTTATCGACCTGACTCGCGACTCCGAAATCGAGATACAGGTAACGGCGGCAACGGCGGGAAGTACGTTTGCGATTCACTTGAACGCGAGGGCTTTCTCGTCTAATCCGTTCGGCGGAACGGGAGGAAACTATGTTTGGTGCCAGCATAATCCGCCAACCTTCGTAGGGCTTCGCGATATAGCCGGCTACGTCTACACCGGAACCGTAACGGACCCCGGAACGACAAACGTTGCCTATGTGGTGAAGTATCGATACACGGCGGGCTCCTGGTTCGCGTCTTTTCGGGTTGGTGGTGTCGTTGCGTTTTCAGACGTTGCCGTCCCTCGGTTCTCGCTGGAGAACAGCGTTTTCTATCACGGAGTCCAAGGCACAAACGACGCCAAACTTTTCAGCCGTTACTACATGAAACTCACCTACACGAGTTAGCAGCATGGCGGACCGCGTTTTCTGCGCTGTGAGGGATGGCGAGTTTGCGTGCTCTCGGTGCGGGCATCCGCTCTACCCGGGAGTCGGCCGGGTGTGTCCCGGCCCCCGGACCGGCCTGGGCGACATGGTCGCGGCCGGCCTGTCGGCGGTCGGCATCACGCCCGAGCGCGTCTCCGCCGTGATCGGCGGCCCCTGCGGGTGTGAGGAGCGGAAAGAGGCCCTGAACGACTGGGGGCGTGACCACCTGGGCATAGGTTGACTCGCCCGGCCGGCCCGCGAGACTCGACGGACCATCGGCATGGAGGCTGCATGTCACTCGCGGATCGAGTCGCGGAGCGGGCCAGGGCGAAGCCGGTCCGCCATGTCGGGTTCTTCTCCCGGCTCTCGCCCGAGCACCAGGCCGAGCTCCTCGAGGTCCGTCGCCGGTTCCAGGCCGGGGGCCTCGGGTCGGCGTCGGCCCTAGCGGACCTGCTGATCGAGGAGGCAGCCGCCGACGGGATCGAGCTCTGCGGACCCCAGGGGCTACGCGTATGGCTCGCGCGGCGAGATTAGCCGACAGGGTCGCCGGCAAGGCCGCAGCGAAGGCGGCCGGGGGCGACGGCCTGACGATCGAGGAGGTCACGAAGAAGACCGCCGGCGATGCCGTGGAGGCCCGCAGCGTGTCGCGGACGATCCGCACGGTCGAGGATCTCCTCGCCCACATCGAGGCCGACCTGACCCGGTTCGAGGTCGCGGCGAGCGAGGCGACGAAGTGGGAAGGGCTCACGGCGGACCGGGCCACCGGCGAGCCCGTGGTGACCGAGCTCTTCCGGGTGTTCGTCCGGCTGAGGCCGAAGGCCGGGCCGAGCGTGGCCGAGGCGGTCGAGGCGATGATCGTCGCCGCCGGCGACACGATCCGGCGACGTGTTCCCGATTCGCGAATCTGGAAACATGGTCGCGGTTCGCGAACCGCGAACAAGCCCTGGGCCGTGCTGGTCGTCGCGGACACCCACTTCGGGAAATACGCGTGGGCGAAGAGCACTGGCGAGGCCAACTACGATCTCGACATCGCGGCCCGGCTCGTTCGCGAGGCGTCGGCCGAGCTGCTCGACGCGGCCACCGAGTACGCCCCCGGCCGGATCACCGTCGCCGGCCTTGGCGACCTGTTCCATTTCGACACCCCGGGCGGCACGACGACCAGTGGCACGCCCCTGGAGCGGGACGGCCGGCTCCAGAAGATGATCGCCGTCGGCACCGACGCCCTGGTCGGCGTGATCGACACGGCGTCGATGGTCGCCCCGGCCGACGTGCTGGTCGTGAACGGGAACCACGACGAGACCCTGACGTGGGCCTTCCACCGGATCGCGGTCGAGCGGTACGCCCGATCGAAGCGGGTGACGGTCGACGGTGCCTACACGCCGCGGAAGTACCTGACGCACGGCAGGAACCTGCTGGGCTTCGTCCACGGCCACCGGGCGAAGCGGAGGCTTCCGCAACTCATGGCCCACGAGGCGGCCGCGGCGTGGGCCGCGAGCCCCTACCGGGAGGTCCACACCGGCCACCTTCACCACCAGGCGGCCGAGTGGCAGCGGCCGATCGAGACGATCGACGGCGTCCTCGTGCGGATCGCCCCGAGCCTCGGGCCGGCGGACGACTGGCACGCGGCGAGCGGCTTCGTCGGGGCCCGCCGGGCGATGGAGCTCTTCATCTACGATCCGGCCGGCGGGCTGCGGGCGATGCACGTCGCCGGCCCCCGGCTGGAACTGGGGAGGCTCGCGTGAGCGAGGACCACCATTTCCTGATCCGCGGCGTCCGCGTCCTGTGGCGGTACGCCCGCCTCCGGGGCCGGGCGGCCGGCTGGAGCATCACGCCCGACGAGAAGCGGCCTCACCTCGAGCGGAAGGTCCTGATCGACTCGCGGCTCCGGTGCCGGGCCCGGCTGGAGACCGAGATCCACGAGGCGATCCACCAGCTATTCCCCGACCTGGCCGAGGAGACCGTCTCGGGGGCGGGCCGCGACCTCGCGCGGATCCTGTGGTCGCTGGGGTATCGACGGAATGACGGACGATAATCATCAGGGGAGGTTCTCGTGATCAGGATCGTCGGACTCGCGGGAAGGATCGGGGCCGGGAAGACGCTCGCGGCGTCGATGGTGCCGGGGGCCTACCCGCTCCAGTGGGCGGACCCGATCTACCGGGGCCTCTCCGCGATGCTCGACATCCCGGGGGAGGTCCTCCGCGACCGCACCCAGAAGGAGCGGGCGGTCGGCGTCGGCGGGATCGACGTGGTCCCCCGAGACCTGCTGCGGACGCTCGGCACCGAGTGGGGCCGCGAGCTCGTCCACCCCGACATCTGGGTCCGGCTCACGATGCGGCGGATCGAGACCCTACACGAGACGGTCGAGGCGACCACGTTCTCGATCTGCGGGACGCGGTTCCCGAACGAGGTCGAGGCGATCCGCGAGCGCGGCGGGGAGGTCTGGTGGATCGACCGCCCGGGCCTCG